GCTTGTACTAGTCCATGTGGTAATTTCAAAAGCTCTTCAAAATCAGAATCTGCCTCCATATACATATAAAGACGTGCGACGGCTGCTAGCTTGGTTTCCCTAACTGCTGCTGCATCTAAGTCAAAATTTGTATGATATTGCAGATTTAAAGGATATCCAGGACCCTTGTCTCCAGAGACTCCGGTCATGGCATATTCAACTAATTCCCACAAGTAATCGAAATTGTTCCAATTTGTTGGGTCAGGAGCTCTTTTAAGCTCTACTGTACCCCTCAATTTTGCAACATCAACGACGGCTTGTTCTAAAAGCTCCTCATCCAATGGTTTGCATCTACTCCTCGATGTATGGATACGATAAGCATCCAACACCGAGGATCCACCTTTCGGTGGGAAGGCATGTGAAGAAATCAAAGAGAAGTCTTCTTTTGAGAAGATTTCTTTTGCTTTCTTTTCCGCCTCTTTATTGGGTGTGGCACCGGGTTTTGCTTGTCCTGCAAAACTTCTTTCACAGGCTGCATAGACTCCAATCCCTTGTTCACCAATTTCGGGTTCACTAAATTGATAGTTTGCCCTTCTAATATGGTTCTCAAGCGCTTGGAATGCTGCGTCAAATTCTTTCCCAGCTCTGCGACGGCTGTTACAGAGCCAGGGTGAAAATCCTTCAACTCCCTAGTATCCTCCACTTGTTCAGTTGGTTTAATTGGTTTAAATTTTGGTTTATATGACTCATACGCCCAGGTATCTATATACTGATTCGCAAAATCTCTAATTTGAGAACTTCCGAATGAGGTAGTTCCAGTTGAAATGTCATAAGCATCATCATAATCTAAAACAAGATCACGTTCAGCAGCTAACTTAATAATATGGTTAATTCTGTCATTATCAACGTACTCTATATTTCCAAAGACATCACGATCATAATCCACTAAATTCTTATGTTTTCCTTTATACTCACGAAACTCGTCAGCATAAAGGCCATTTGTATAGAACGACTCCAACACCTCCGAAACTACTGTTCCGGCAGTGCTGGTCGATGCACAATAAACGGTTAAATCATGTATAATGGGTGCAATGGATAATACAGTATTGTATAATCCATGTGTCCCATTGTGGATACCAAATAAAACCCCTTGTGATGTGTAACATCCTGCTCCTGACATACCTGGTAAGGTACTGGCAGTATGCTTCATAATGAAATTGGTGGTTGTACCACTAATCCATCCTGAGGATGATACATAATCTTGGGTTGTCTCATTACACAAATATGCGTAAATACGTACTGATGCATTTTGAGAAATTAAATTCCTAACCTTAGTTGAAGGCACTTGTAAAAGTGACCAATCAGCTTGAGTAAGAAGATAACTCCGAGCGTCAAATTGATGCTCTATACATCTTTTCTTTTTAAGAGATACGTATTGTCCAGCTCCAGTCGATACATAGACTGGCTCTGAGGCATGTCTGGGTATTACTACAAAATCCATTAAGCGCACGGCATTACAAATAAACTGGTGTTTAGCGTCTAAAAGACGTATAACACGTTTGTCTTTTGCAATGGTCACAATCTTAGAACTCGGTAAAACCGACTCTAAGCCTGCATCGTGCCCAATTGAACTCTCACCTTCTAGGTGACCAATAATTCTCCCGGCTTTATCCGTGACAACTTTCATAAAATGAATGTTGTCAGGAGCAAAGACACGTGCGATCTTCAGCGTCTCACCAACACTTTGTGGCTCAACTTCGACGATAGCGCCGTAGGATCCAGCAAAGACTGAGTGATACTGTAAATCACAGAATTTCTTCACAACATTAAACACACGAAGAACGGAATGTTTAAACACATAAAGCCAAGAGGCTATGAAAATTAACATAATGATTGCTACTGACAAGTTTTCAAAATTATTATAATAGTGAATCTTCTCAATCAATCGATCTTTTGTGTCGCTAAAGACTTTTGCCAAAATCTTGCCGACATAGAGAAATTCGTGCAAGCACGCCAAATCTTGGCAGTACCTGTACGCAAATCTCAACGACAATGCATAAAAGTCCTTAACGTCAATACTAATAAGAAATATGGCTGTAACTGTTGTTAGCCATATAAGCTTTAAAATTGTTTTGATAATTTCCATTGTTTGTTAATTAATATTACGATTGTTATAATCG